TCCTGACTATTAACTTCTTTAGTATAAACCAACTCAACATAATGTTTCAATTGAGAATATTTTTCTTCTAATTGATCTAGCAAATTAGATAATGTATGTAATCTAGTTGAGTAAATTACATTGTACTTGCCTTTACTAAAATCTTCGAATGGAATAATATCCCATAAAGTAGCCCTAACCATTAAGGCTTCTTTTTCGGACATAGTTCCTTTGACTCCTTTACTTAAGATGCCATTGCCTGTTTTTCTTTCTAACGGCTTTCCACTAGAATCAGCAACCAATAACTCACCATCGAAGATAACATCACTGCCATATAGATTAGCCAATTGGATGAATGTTTCATCAAATAAGTTATTCGGTATAGTAAGTTCTTTACCATTTCTACTCCTATATTCTACTGTATTATTTTTTACGATTGCATTGAATCGCATACCATCTAATTTGAGTTGACAATAGGCGGGGAAGGTGATTTTGTCGACAAGCTTTTGGTCGAATCCAGAAGCCAACATAACCGGGTATGAGGATATAAGGCTTGGCCAGATTTTGTTTGCGGTTGCTTCAGAGACTCCGCACCTGAGATCCTTGCCGATAATTCTTTGAATAACACTGGCGTCTGCTTCATTTAATGATTCCAATACATTAGTTAATAATTCAATTGCAGCATTTCCTGTTACGTTTCTAGTGGCGAACTGATTTTCTAGTTGATCCATTGCCCATGATAATTTTTTATTACCATTTGCTTTATATGATGGAATCTTGCGAATATAATAACTAATCAAAGGATCAAGCGCAAGTTTAAATGCTCTTTGTAATTCTTTATTGTCCTTATTAGCTTTAAGAATTGCTTCTTTTGCTAATCTAGAATTGTCTGATGCTAAAGAATCGAGAATTTCAAATACTGTCATAGACCACCTTTATTAATAATTTATACCTTATTATAACAGAAAATAGTAACCCTGTCAACCGTAAGGGAATTATGCTCATTTTTTAAGCAAAAAAAGGATGTTCTTCCACATTTACTTTATAAGTAATACTTTTATACTTGTGTTTTGTATTAGCAACTTTTATTTTGGCTTTTTCAATATCTTCTAAAGAAGCATATACACCAACAATTGATTGTTTTTTATTGCGACCAATTTTATCTCGCCAAGTTGCTTCTAAAATATATCTAATCATAAATCTAATTCTTTGAGAATGTTTTCTCTAATATCACTAATTCTAAAATTTAAAACTTGAATTGCGGTCAGAATATGACCCGTATCAGTTTCTCTAACTAAGTTCTGAAGGAACGCCACTTCTTTCTTAAGGAATTTTAAATGTGCAATTGCTTCTTCAATATCTTGATTCATTATGCCTCCATTCTAGTTGTGTTAGTAATTGTCTCATACATTGTTTCAAACTCTTCGTGCTCTTCAACTTCTTTGCTAAAATTTTGCTTGTGATATACTTTAGCCATTCTGCGAAAAGTCTTTTTACTAAGTTCTTGTTTCTCGCAAATTTCATTAATAGATTCACGAATGAATTCTCTCTCGCCTTCCATGCGAGCCATGCTATCAGAGATTTCTTTCATACAATCAAAGATCGCTTTACGATCTGCTGGGTTTGACGGAATATTCATAATTTAGATCCTTTCAATATCTTCCTCAACACAATTATCTCCATATTGGATTTCTATCACTTTTAATGGCGTATCTCCTTTGTTGCAAAGTTGGTGCCATTCTTTATTGTTGATGTGTATAGTTTCAAATTTATTATACACTCCAAGCAATTCTTTATCAGTAGTACGAGTATTAATTGTATTAACTGTGGCTGTGCCCTCAGCTACAAACCAATGCTCGGCCCTATCACTATGCCTTTGCATACTAAGCCTTTGTCCTGGTTCTACTGTTAATTCTTTAACTTTAACTTCTTTGTCTTGTTCATGAAGTACTCTATAGTATCCCCAATTTCTTTCAGTCTTAGGAGCCTTCCATTCTTCTAAAATCCATCTACTAGAATTCTTTTTATTTTCTCCACCTACTCCGAATACAAAACTTACTCTAGGGTCTGTTACTTTCATTTCTGGAATATTAGTAGCAATCCTATCTCCACCGTTGGCAAAGATAATTTCATGGTCAGGAAATAGTTCTAGTGTTTCTTGAATAAATGTAGTACAACTATTATCTGGATCATCAGCGACCATAACAGTTTGGTCAACCATGCTTAAATTCCTAACAACAGTATCACGTTCCCATATAGGCATAAACGCACGACCTTTTTTACGTATTAGCCAAGCATCGCTGTTAAGTCCAACAATAAGCCAATCGCCTAATTTTTTAGCGGCCTTGAAATATTCAATGTGTCCGCTATGCAATGGATCAAATCCGCCGGTTACTAAAACTATTTTCATTAACGCCTCATGTTTGAAATTGATTTTGCCTCGTCATCGCTAAAGATGGGCACTGCATTAGATTTGTGCATAGTACCGATACCTAAGATCTTGGTACCTGTATATTTTGGAATTTGTTTTGATGCACCGATACCGTCGCCTGTATTTCTACTTGGTATATTAGTGTTTGTAGTACGACCTGCAGGAGCAGTTAATTTATAAGATAATTTTTCTGTTTTAATTATCTTATTTGAAGTGCCATGTTTTTTGACAAGCTTTTCCCAGTCTGCAGCTAGCTCTCTAGCTCTGCGAGCCTCTTCTGCAGATTTGAATTTAACCTTACCTTTTTTCTTACCTGTTGTTGATAACCAAGGACCTACAATGTGCATTGTCATAGAATCTCCATAATAAAATTATATTATAACATCTTTTTCAACGTTTGTCAAATGCTCTGTATTGATTATGGTTAAAAACCCTACTATCTGTAATAGGATCATCCGGAATTTCTCCGGTATAAGTCCAACCGTTTTGAATTATTGGCTCGGGCTCGTCTCGTTTGAAGTAACGGGCGAACCTTTCAAAGAGACCTTTGACTTTTTTACTTTAGTAACCTTTTCGATTTTTTCGATAATCGGTTCGGGTGGCTTCGGTGGCAGAATATCCGGAAATGCTTCTCGTACAATATCTTCAGTCAATGATTTGTATTTTGTTTGCAATTGTTTATCTTTTGCCAAACAAAGTGCATCTGCCTCAGTATAATGAATACCTTCAAGCATTTGAATAAACAACTGCTCTTTTCTAAGTTTGTTTATATTAACATCTGCCTGTAACCACACATAAAGACGTCTAAACTCCGCATACAAATTAGTTTCAGTATATCCTGGTTGAATATTCTCATCTCTTTTATATGGAGGTGTGCCTTCGGGCAAATCCATTTTAACATTCGGATTAAAATTGATTTGTAATAATCCTCTTAATTGTTGACTGTCATATGCTCTCAGGACATTAATCTTATCCTGTTTAGATTTTACTCTATCTACTTCTTCAAGTACCTGTGGCAATAGTGTTTTCATTAAAATTCCTCAATCAGTTCTAACATATTTTTCATTTTATGCTCTACAAAGAAGTTGAGTAGCATACTTTTATTTTTATCAGGTTGCCCTGTGTAATTATTTATAATGGCTTCTTTGACATTTGGGGGAATTCTTGTAAAGTCAACTAATGTGCGATTACGCTCATATCTTTCTTTAAATACATCATCTGTTGGCATAGTGCTACAATCAGCCCACCATGCTTCTAATTTTTTAGCAGTGATTGGTTTTTGTCTTTCGCCTGCAACGATGCTATCATCTGCAGATAATACATTTGGCACGCCGTCACCTTTATCGCCTTTAATAGTATGTTCAAAAATATACTGTTCAGGTGTCATTTCAGGTTTAACAAATTTCTTTTGTATTGGAGAAAATTGTTTTACATTTTTATACTTTTGTAACTGTATAAAATCGTGATCGCCTGATACAACTAAGAATGGCTTAGGGTCGCCTTCAAATAAAGATCCATTCTTAAGATCATTAGTTTGAGACCACTCTGCTAAAACAGCAATAACGTCATCTGCTTCTGCACCTTCGACATTCACAACTTTATAAGGAAAGAATGTATCGATTTCTGTACGAATGAGATTCAATGCTTCAAATATTGTTTTCCAATCAAAGCCAGATGATTCCCTAGCTTTTTTTCTACCTGCCTTATAATATTGAAACACTTGCCTGCGCCAATACGTTTGATTATCGCACGCAATAACAATTTGTCCAAACTCATTTCCAAATTTTTGTTTATAACCTCGAATTGAATTCAAAATCATATGACGAAGTAAAGGAACTTGAATTTCAACATCAGTTCTTCCACCGATTTCTGCCATTAAATTTGAAATGGCAGTTTGACTATAATCAACGACTATCAAAGTATTTCCTTTATTTTGTATTTAATTCTGTATTTGTGGGAGTGACAAGATTTCCCGACTGATCCACATATGACGTATTTGTATTATCTAATTTACTTGCAACATACGAAACATATGGTGTAATATTTGCTAATACATCAGGTTTGATTGTTGCAGTCAATAACTGATTACTACATCCTGTTAGTAAACTATATGCTAAATTTGTAATATAATTTTCAACTGCTCTTTTTATAATTAACGGATTTAATTTATTTGTGACTGTATTATTAAAATTTGCAATGGTATTATGGAATCCCACAATTGCATTTTGTAATTTATCATATCCTGTTCCATGTGCAATCATATATTCAATATTCAACTGTGCCTGTTTGATAATTGCTCCAGATTTAAATCCATCAATCAATGTTTGTAAATCTACATCTGGCACATTTCCGGCTTTAGTACACCCTGTACCTAATAGATCTGCCAATGTACATCCACCGAATCCATTATTTGTAGGCGGAGGTGTAATGCCTGCCAATTGATCAGTATTTGTTTTAAATGTTACTAGATCTGCTCGCAATGTTGTCAAGTCTGACAATTCTGGTTCTAGAGGATTTTGTCCTAATCTAGAATCAATTGCGGCAATTGCTGCTGTTGTTGCTGTACCCACTGGATTATATAAAAATTGACTTGCCAATACTTGTTCGGCATTAATATCTCCAGATATCGAATTAATAGCTGCAGTAATCCTATCTGTAAATTCTTTAATCTGAGCAACTTCTCCGGGAATAAGACCTCTTGTAGTAATATTATGCATACCTTCTGACAACTGAGTATATGCTTGTTGTAAAGGATTACCACCTATTTGAGATAGAATAATTTTTATTAATTGGCAATAGGATAAATTTAATGACATCTGTAACCTTACTTTACTACTTTAAGGATAATCATTTCTTCATTCAATCTACCATTAGGTGATTGTGCTTTTGAATTAATGGTATCCATGAATTTTCTTAATTGAACTTTACTTGCAGACATCAATTCTTTAATTGTATCTGCGGGCTTGCGTAGAGTTTTCTGTGTGCAAATATCAGGTTGATAATTTTGTAAAGATGTACCTTTGACTTGAATCCCTGTGGCAGAATCTGTTTTATAACAGACAAGCTTACGATTCTTAGTATTGAATAACCATACTTGCTGAGCACCTACAATTTCAGTGGGGGACACTGAAATTAATTTTAACTCATCATCTGATTTTTTATACTTCAAATTCTTTACTTGAATGCCAGGAGCCTTTGGCTTGGACACTCTGACCTTACGATTTGCTTTCTTAAACTCTGAATATTTATCGCAATCATCTAACCAAGCATTCAACATTTTAACAGTATTACGAAGTTGTACTTTAGTTAGATTAGAATAACCTTCAATCAACTGAGCATCTGAACCCGAGTATGCTTCTGTAAAATGATTAAGTTTCTTCTCAACCCATTCACGAACCATAGGCATATATGGTTTAGGAACTTGGTTACCTTTTAAACTATTATATAATGAAAAGTCTTGTTTAACTTTAATCACATCATCGAATTGACCTTCAAGTTCACCGATGTATTCGGATGCTTTTGCTAAAATTGCATCTTGAATAGAAACTTTATTTGTAACAACTGCTAAAGGAATTACTTTCTTAGGTTGTGATTCTACTGAATTTAATGTTTCAGTCAAATACTTATTAAAGTCAATAAGATGAAATTCTCTCAGCTTTGCACCATGTGTAATTAATCTAGCTATCCAACCATATGTAGATCTAATGTCATTGTCCTTGACTTCATCAAACGTCTTTAAGTCTGATGGTAAATTCTTTTTTACATATTCTCTAATATAGGAACGGGCATCGCTCTTAAGCTTTTCAGCAGAATACCAATTCATAGCTCTAATTAGTCGTGTAGTATAATCTTCATTTTCATGATTAATTAATAATGCATCGGGTTCATTACTATTAATTGAATTACGAGCCATCGTTATTTCCTTTATGTTGCGGGATTACTTGTTCGACAAATTTTATATCACTGATTCTAGCATAGCTAGATTTAAATTCTTTTTCTGTGGTATATGAGGAATATGTATAGCTGTTAGCAGACAAAGATAATTTGTACAATATACTAACTGCTTTTGCATATGATTCTTCTTCATTTGTCATTATTATAACACCTTTTAGTAACCCTGTCAACCGTAAGGTTATTCGCCAGAAATACGAATAAGCCTAAATCTTTCTGGCAATTCATCATATAAACCCCAAGATTGACTTGTATCGTCCAGCACAATATCCTCAATTGAATCAATTTCGGTTTCAAATACTAGACTAAATGAATGATATGTCGTATTATCTTTATAAGAGTTTGAATCAAATACGTCTTGATAATATCCAACAGGTCTTAGATTTTTTGAATTGAATATTCCAAGTTCTTCTTTTAATTTTCTGATAGCAGCATATTCTGCAGTTTCACGTTGGTGTACGCGACCACCAATAACCCATGGTTCGCCTTTCATTGGATTTTGACTGCGCGTAACTAAGATATATCTGCCGTTATGTTTAACAATCACATCTACGCAAAAATTAACTACATTTTCAAGTATTTGTTTATACAGTTCTATCTCTACATATTTACGTTTCATTTTAATCCCATAAATTTTGATAATACTTTCCGAATAAACGGAATCCATTTTGTATTCTTTCTTCAACTGCCCTAATGCCTTCATAGTCACATTTGTGTGTATGATTAGGCCCTTCTACCATTTTAAACATTTTAGGTTTACCGTTTTCATCCCATTCACATGCTTCAGACTTCCAATCAATTACGCCTGAAACAAATTCATTACTCCATGTATCATCATTCTTATGTTCAAAAGCAAAAATCATTTCATCGAGAACCCAATCCCAGCGTTTGAAGTGATTGCCGTCAACATCATATTCTTCTTTTGGAAATGAATAGATAGACCACAATTCTCTTGGCACATCTTCATCGTCAACATAAGGTGCACCGTGTTTGCTGTCTCTTAGTTGCTTCAGCATTGGCAGAATAATGTAAGCCAAGGTATGATCCATTGACCACGTATCGTAACGGTCAATCTTTACATATTCAATTCTTGGATGGATGAAATTCAATACCTTTTGAATAGCCATACAAATAGGATCTAATCGATGAATCCACTTATCATACTTGTGATTTGGCTTGTCTTCAAGGTTATAAAAGACATCATCATCTTTCTCCCAAAAACAAACCTTCTTCAATATTGTGTATGGAGAAATCCAATGGTCTCTGTAATTCGAAATATATACTTTCATTTGTTTTCCAATAAGGTTCTACTTTGTATTTCCCAATAATTTACAACTGACTTTCTTGCATAGTCGGAATCGATAAATTGACCAAGCACCGTTTCAAATTCATTGTATATTCTACTTCCCCAAATACTTGTTCCGGTACCAACTTTATAAACTGATCCGATAATTTTACCATCATCCTCATCATAATATACCCAATGGGAGAATTCTTTTTCAGCCCATTTTTTCATTTTGAATCTTCTTTGAAGTAATCTTCTTTAAACTTAACCTTTTCATTACCGTCTTCGGTATAGTCAATCTTATTGATGAATCTTATTTTTTGCTCATCTGTCCACGAAGACAGATACCCATTCTCTTTATTAAAAAGTTTAATATATTTTTTCATATTAATTTTTCTAGATGATACAATGACTTCATCCAAATGTTTTTGCGAAAATTCTTTGAATTCGCCTTGTGCACCGGAAGTTTTTAAGACTACTTCATCCAATGCACCCTGTTCATTCTCAGCCTCAATTACATATTGATGTCGAAACATAGATACAGTCTCAATCAAAAACATTTTCTTTTCTTCACTCATAATTATACCTCTACATAAACTAATTGAAAATTATCTGATACTTCTTCATAACCTTGATATCCGCGGGGATTACATAATACTCTAGTAGAGCCTACCATGTAGTCAAAGATATCATGTGTATGTCCGTGTGTCCACAATTTAATCTGTGGTCTATCTAAAATAAAATATTCTAAATCAGAACTATATCCACCATTCATATGGTAATCGTCTTGATACTTAGGTTTAATAGATTGTTTAGATGGAGAATGATGACCAACTACTACACACTTACCGTCTGTCGGAATATTTTTACTAATATACTCCAACATTGCTTTATGGTCTTCAACTGCATCATCGGGCAAAAATCTAGATGCTTTATCAGACA